CTTCAATGGTGAAAAATGAGTAAACTACCAATCAGTCGTTTGGACTAATTGGCATTCTTGCCTCTGCTACCATTTAACCCATGGTAGCTGGCAGTATCTGATTATTTCCAAGCGCGAATCTTTTCTCTGGTTGATTAATGTCATATATGCATTGGTCAGCTGGAGTTTAGGTATGGTACGGGTGAAGGGTGCTGTCATTCTTCACAACAAACCATAAGCCTAAGCTTTATTGTACCTTAAAAGGGGTACCTGCAGCCCTGGAAATAGAGTTATTAACTCTAAAGTATAGGAAACTGAATTTAATATAATTTTGGTTCTTTCTTTTGCGATCCAGGATATTCATCAATACCCAGTACTTCGTACTAGAAATTATGAAACCCAATGGATTTCGCGCTCACGCTATATCTCACCAATTTTAAGCTTTAGGCTCTAGCAATTAGCAACTGCTAGAGGGCCCTGGTCTAGAATGGGAGGATATAGTTTGGGTTCAACGACGTCTGAGGGTGGATGAGAAGTTCTAAGGTTAGAACAGGTACGAGGGAAGACTTTAAATATTTATTTATTTATAAAACAAATGAAACATTTAAAATTAAATTCCTCGGCTCCTCCACGTTTAGGTGAAGGTAAGATTAACCCGGAAACGGGTCACTCTCGCTCTTCGCCTGACTTGGACGTTAATTGAATTAGAAAGGCTATTAAATTAGTTAATGGTATGATCACTAGAAATGGTGGTCGGTCACTGATTAATCTCTTCAAGAAATTGGGAGGTTCGGTGACCAAAACTTCTAGGTCTTGAGTAAAAGTATATAAAGCCTATGGGTTATTTGTCTACAAACTTTACCGAAAGGGGGGTTTAAAGTATGTATGCATTTACCTAAAGGCGTGCTCAGTTTTGTTACAACAAGCAGTAGGGGGCCAGCGGATTCCATCCACTCGTCCTCTAAATGCCGCAGTGTCACGGACAAAGACGGGATTACCAAGGGTAATTCCAGCTCTGATGCGCGCTCGGATCATGAATCGTGAAGCCAGAGTCGTACGAATCTGGTTATCGCTATTTAACCTTTACAGGGTGGTTGAATTCCCTGGAAAGCTTAAATTGCAAACGATTACTGATCCAAGTACTGCTGATAACGCCACCGTTAATGGATTTTGTCAGTATGTTACTGAGTGTTTCCATCCCTTGTTGTTGAAGACCAACAACCCGGCTAAGTTATTTAACCCTGATCGGGTTAAGTTAACTTTAAGAGCTATACCCTTTTTGATCTCTAAATCTAGTCCAGTATTTTTCCTGAAGAAGGAATCGGTAGACGGTGAGTCTATTGCTTCCTCCTCTCCTTTAGGAATACTGAAAGCCGCTGCCTTGTTACGTAAAGATCCTGTTTTATGATCGCCATTTCATAAATGGTGTGAGTTAACAGACAATCTTTGAGTAACTAACTTGATTAGTCGTTGATCTCCTATGATCGACGCTAGCAAGTTGAAGGGGTCGACCGGTGCCCTCGGGTTAAAGGAAGAACCCGCGGGAAAGATTAGAGTATTTGCCATGGTCGATATTTTCACACAATGGATTTTTAATCCATTGCATAAGAGAATACAGACCATCCTTAGGCATATTCGTCAAGATGGTACTTTCGATCAGAGTGCTCCAGTCCATTATATGTTTAGTAAAATGGCTGAGAGAGGTTTACGGGAAGTCTTTTCCTATGACCTTTCTGCTGCAACTGATCGGTTACCAATCGTAATACAAGAACACTTATTGGCCCTCTTTATAGGAAAAGAGTTGGCTCATATGTGGAAGAGTCTGTTGATTTTTCGAGGTTATCACCTTCGGAAACTTCGGACTACCTTGTATTACTCGACGGGTCAACCTATGGGTGCACTTTCCTCCTGAGTCATGTTAGCGATTACACATCACGCTATCGTGCAGTATGCTGCTTACGTGGCTCGGGGAAGACAAAACCCTTGAATATGATTTAAGTTATATTCTGTTTTGGGTGATGATGTGAGTATAGCCGATAGACGTGTGGCAAAGGCCTACGTCCGGATAATGCGTGGTTTAGGTGTCGAGATTTCTTTTGCCAAATCTCTAGAGTCTTCTCGTAAGACTGTTGAGTTTGCTAAGAAATTCTGGATGCCTGAAGACGCATCTCCCATATCATTTAGAGAACTCCTTTGTGCTGAGCGTAATGCTCAATCATTGGTGGAGTTTGTTAAGCGTTTCAACTTAACTCTCCCAGATGCTCTTGACGTTATGGGGTTTGGTTGACGGGTTAAATCCCAGATCCATAAACCTTTCTCTAAGCTTGGAGGTCGAGTAAGACGTCTTCTAGTCTTACTTACCTCACCTGAGGGTCCGTACCCTCGGGCGCTTACTGAGTGGCTTACTATGAGATCCTTGGTTAAAACCAATGATCAAGCCGAGTGAGATAGAATATACGATTCATATCTTTCTCGTTCATATCCGGCTCTGCTACAGAAGATAAAATCCTTAAGAAAGAAATTATCAAGATGGGCAGATCTGGTAGAACACTTTACGGCCTGGCAGATGATCGACGTACCGAAGGTCGGTACTCCGTCCTTGCTCTTATCCCATTCCCCCTCCGTGATTTACGAAGAGGGTGGTTTGGATATCGCTGAAGGACCAATCCGAGGAGATCTTCCTCATGATGAAGTTGAGCGCCTGCGTCTCAGATTCTGAAGAGAGATCGTATCCGAGTATCGGAGTATTCCGATTACAAAGAGTATGATCACTTCTCCTGAATCAGCTTCTAAGAAGATCCGGTCCTCACCGGGTCTCCGAAGAAACTTCTTCAAAGAGGTTGTATCTCGTTTAGATTGATCCATTAGTGAATATCTTTGAGCCGTCCCTTGATACGATTCTGTCTCTAAGGTGGACAAAATTCGTGTCTTGATGGACATGGTAAGAGTCATCTATACACCTATAATAGAAGCATCTCTTTTAGACCTTGAGAGGCTAAAAGAGTGTGTTGACCTATTCAATGCTCCCTATTCTGAAGAATTAGGGGAGAGTGAACGAGACAAAGCCCTCCAAGCGTTGGTTTCACGCTTGGGAATGACGATGCCTTCATCAAATCCTATTGATAAGGCAGAGTTCTTATGGTCAGTCTTTGATCACATTGAAGAAGAAGTAGGTCTTGTCCCATCTTCTGACTTGGTACAACGAAGCACTTCCAAGGAAGTTCCTCGTTCATTACCTAAAGTTAGAATGTGGCATTACTTAAACGGTCTTTCCTTCCGACGTCGGAGAAAAGCTCTGTCCAAGTAACCAGTTTTAAGGGTTTTACCCGCCTCTTGCTTTCCAAGAGAGGTGAAGACTGGGATAAGCAAATGTACGAAACCAATTACTCAAGACCGAAACACGGAAGTTTTATAACATCAAGCACATCGATATAAATCGATGATGTTTGGTATAAAATCCGGAAACGTATCTGAGCGTGAAACTGTTCCTAAAAGGACTTACACCTGTAAGTTCGGGGTGGAGCAGTATGTGGGATCCCTGGGGACCAAACCTCC